CTCTAAATGAGTTGCAACGATACTCTTCTGGGGGTAAAATTGATTCTGGGATTCTTGCTCAGGTATCTGATGTTCGACTGAATGATTTGGTCAAATATTTGTCCGACAAGAATTTCACTGAAGTTAGGAAATGGGTTGTTTCTAATTTAGATAATGATCCTAATCTTATTCTTCGTAAGGTGTATGACACTTGCTATAATTGTCTTACCCCTCAAACTATTCCTGCTGCCGTCTTGATTATTGCTAAGTATCAATATCAAAGCGCATTTGTGGCAGATCAAGAAGTTAATCTTCTTGCCGCTTTAACCGAAATCATGTGTGAGTGTAAATTTCTATGACTATTAAACTTATTCGTATGTCCTCTGGTGAGGATATTGTTGCTACTGTTGTGGGTGAAGTGGATGATGCGATCCAAATTAAGAATGCTTTAGTTTTGGTTCCCGCTAATAATCAACTTGGATTTGCCCCTTGGTCTCCAATTGTGGATCCAGAAGTAGAATATATCGAGGTATTCAAACAGTTTATTGTATATGTAACAACTCCTCAACCAGCTGCAATTGAAAATTATAATATGATTTTCAATAGTTCTAATATTGTGACTCCGCCAGAAAAGAAAATTATTTTATGAAGTCATTGAAACTTTTTCCTGTAATTATTCATAAATTTGAAAATCCAAATCCTAGAACTGATGAAGTTATTCAGTTAATAGAACAACAGAAATTAACTCAAAGATATGGAAATTGGTCGGAAATGAAAGTTAAAACTACGAATGGGACCTTGCATCTTGTTCCAGAATTTAACTTTCTTACTGATTGGTTTAGGGAATGTTTACTTGAGTATAAGAATTACTATGAATTAGATTGTGAATCTTTAGATATTTCTGTTTGTTGGGCAAATAAATCGTGTGTTGGAGATAGAACAGGTCATCATACTCATACCCATAATTTATCATATGTCAGTGCTGTCTACTATATCACTGAAGGGTCTCCAACAGTCTTCATGGATCCACTTTATAGTAAGGGAGAGCAGGTTGAAGTTTGTTGGAAGAAAAATCGAGATATTGAAAGAGAAATATTTCCAGAACCAGGGAGTCTTATTTTATTTCCTAGTTGGTTACCGCACAACTCAAGACCACATTTAGGAAAGGAACATAGATATACTATTAGTTTTAATGCACTTCCAACTGGTTCTATTAATGCAGGAATGTATGGATTTCCTATGGCACACATTACTCTAAATAATTATGAAAAAGAAAACATTCAATAAACTTATTCAAGGTCCCTTAAGGTTCCATCATCAAGATATACATGAAGAGATGGACAAACTCATGAGTGAAATTAGGGAAATTAAATCTTTACTTTATAAACTTACTATTTCTAATTGTGATGAAAAGTCTAAAGACACCACTTCGGTATCCAGGGGGGAAGAGTCGGGCAACGAAATTCCTACTCCCGAAATTCCCGAAAGATATTAATGATTATCGAGAACCTTTTATTGGTGGAGGTTCTGTTGCGATTGAATTTACAAAACAGTATCCAAATTCTTCTGTTTGGGTAAATGATCTTTATGAACCACTTTATAACTTTTGGGTTATTTTGAGGGACGATGGAGATGCGTTGAGAAATGTTTTGATGGAACTGAAGTGTGGTCATGATACAGAAGATAAGGCACGAGAACTTTTCAGTATTTCTAAGGAAATTATCAATGATGAACAACAAGATCGTCTTCATCGTGCCGCTAGCTTTTACGTTGTTAATAAGTGCTCTTTTTCTGGTCTCACTGAATCCTCATCCTTTTCAAAACAAGCATCGATCTCTAACTTCTCTGTGCGTGGAATAGAAAATCTTCCTAAGTATTCTGAACTTATTAGGAATTGGAAGATCACAAATCTTTCCTATGAGCACATGCTTGACGGCACTCCAGAAACATTTATCTATCTAGATCCTCCTTATGATATTAAGGATAATCTTTATGGTAAGAAGGGAGAGATGCATAAAAGATTTGATCACGATCTATTCGCAAAACGTATGGATTGTTGTCCATCGAAATGTTTAGTCAGTTATAACTCTTCTCTCTGTGTTCGTGATAGATTTAAAGAGTGGGTTAGTACTACATATGAACTGACTTATACCATGCGATCTGTTGGAGATTACATGGATGATCAGAAAGACCGTGCAGAACTTTTGTTATTTAATTATGAAGTATGAACTGAAGCATTATTTAAACTCCATCAATTTCGATAAGAATAATTTGATGGATGCTGATGATGAAGCAATTAAACAGTATCCTGCCTATATCATTAATAGATGTCTCTCTGGTTTTATGGATACAGTTCTGTATGCCAATGAGATGAATATTGCATCACACTTAGATAGTAAGATGCAATACGATTTCTATATAAATATTCTGAGGAAGAGAAAGCGTTTCTCGCCTTGGTTAAAGAAGGATTCCCTCAAGGACCTTGAGTTGGTTAAGCAATACTATGGTTATAGTAATGAAAAAGCTAAGACTGCTCTTGGTTTGTTAACCAAAGAACAACTAAAATTTATAGAGTCTAAGCTTAATGTTGGAGGAAAAAAATGAGTGATACTGAAGTGAAATGGTCAGAAGAGACCATGGTTGAAGTTGTCTTGAAAGAACCAGATGACTTCCTTAAAGTTCGTGAGACTTTGACTCGAATTGGAGTTGCTTCTCGCAAGGAAAAGAAACTGTACCAATCTTGCCATATTCTTCATAAGAAAGGTAAGTATTATATCGTTCATTTCAAAGAACTGTTTGCTCTCGATCGTAAAGACACAAACTTTTCTTTGAATGATTTTCAACGTCGTAATAGAATTGTACAACTTCTCTCTGATTGGGGATTGATTACTGTTGTTAAACCAGAGCAAATTGAAGATGCCGCTCCTCTTAATCAAATTAAAGTGATTGCATACAAAGATAAAGCAGAATGGACTCTTGAATCTAAGTACAATATTGGTAAGAAAAAAACTGAAGCATAAAAAAAGAGGGGATTACCCCCTCTTAAAATGTTTCTTTCCTTTTCTTCTTTCAACTCTCCGAATTTCGGGGGGTTGTTTTTTTATGGGAAATCTTCTTTGTTCTGAGAAAACTCCATCATTACTTATTATACGAAAAAGAACCAATAATGGTATCAGATATTTCATCCTAGAGTTGCGATATAATATTGTGCTTCTTGAAGTTTTCTTTGCTTGATAATTTGTTTACGGATAACATTCAACCAGTTCATTTTGCTACTCCCTCATTGTGGCAAGGGCGATAAGCAACACCACGATAGGTATTTGCTGGATGTGCTGGTGCATGTGTTTCGGAATACCACTTTTGGTACTCTTGCTTAGGGGTGTCAGTATTATACTTGCACCCACGATAGGTTGCTTGTGACATTAGGGTTCTCCTTAATTTTGAGGCTAAAGAGCGTTCCTTCAGTCGGCTTTTGCGTCCCATTGGGATGAACGATCCGTTCCGAGTCGGCTTACTTCCGTCGCTTGTGCGATGAACGTATTTTATATATTAAAAATCTTTTGTAAAATGTGATACCAAATTAATGTTTTCTTAGTGTTTGCAAATATTCTAGAATCTGCCATCTAATACCTAATAATTCATTATAGCATTTCTGCGAGTGTGCTTGTTGTCGTAAATCTGAATCTGGTTTATATACACTTTCGATGAATAAATCTAGACCCCTATTCCATTTTTCGTCGTGTTCAGTCACGTTGCCTCCAATCATCGGGTTTGTCTTCAGTGAAGAAATCAACAATGTCATCAACACTATTGAATCTAGATACACCAAATCTTTCATGACCAGTCCCACCAATATCTAATTGGTTGAGAAAGTCATCTAAATCTCCTTCTTGCATTTCTGGATTTTCTGCTGTCCTTCTGGCTTGGCGGAGAATAGTTGCAGCAGATCTATTTGCTTTTGCTAATTTTTCTGCCCAGATCATATCTTCAAGTTTTACTTCTTCTCCATTTACAATGCGTTGACAAATAAACTCCAAACGTAAACGATACTGGGTAGATAGCATATTGTTATTTGTCAGAATTAAATTTATTTAGTTAGGATATGCGTTGTGCAATCCCCAGTTTATAAACAGTGCTACAGCAGAAAATATTATTACCGCATTAATAATTGTATTCATCATAGTCCTCATCTTCGTAAGTTGACGGTTCTTCAAACAGTTCTATCATCTTTGCTTGAAAAACTCTTTCGTGTAGTTCTTGTAAATCTTCTTCTGTAATCATTTACTTCTTTGTTTCATGAATTTTAGAAATTCCAATTATGGGAACCATGATCAATGCTCCACTAAGAATTCCTAAACAGACTGGATTATTTAAAATATCAACAATTAAATGTCTCACTTTGTATCTCCTATCCATTAACAAATAGCATAACGATTGTACCTTGTCTGCGAACTTCGTCAAGGCATTTTTTACCCCAACAAGTATTTCTCCATTCGGTTTTGCCATTGGGCAGTAAAAGAAGAACTGAAAGATACCTCACGTTACTAAGTCTTTACTCCTATTTAGT